ATGCCTAAAACCGTTGTCCCACTTACTGATACAAAGATAAAGAAAGCTAAATCAGAAAATGGAAAATCCCTGAAACTATCTGACGGTTCGGGTCTCTATTTGCTTATAGATAAAAACCAAAATAAATTTTGGCGTTTTGATTATTCACGCCCATATACAAAAAAAAGAAACACCATTGGTTTCGGTTCATATCCAGAAGTAAGTCTTGCAGATGCCCGATCTAAACGCGATGAAGCTAGAACCTTACTGGCTCAAAATATTGATCCTCAAGTTGAACGTAAAAGAGTTGAACAAGAACATATAAACTCAGAGAAAAATACTTTTGCTGCTGTTGCTGCAGAATGGGAATCAAAACAGGATTTTGCCGAATCAACTATCCGTGGGCATAAAAGATTACTTCAAGTCATAAACTCCAATATTGGGAAAAAACCTATAGATAAAGTCACACCAGTTGAAGTCTTAAATATCTGTCGTATTTATGAGAAACAAGGAAAATTAGAGACAGCAAAAAAAGTTAAAGTGAAATGCGGACAAATCCTGAGATATGGTGTCGCCACTGGTAGGTGTGAAAGAGATGTAACTCAAGATTTAAGAGGTGCTTTAAAAACACCTAAAGTAAAACATTTATCAGCTTTGACTGAATCGAATGAATTTGCTGAACTACTTTACGACATCGATTTTTATGAAGGCACGTTCATTACCCAAATGGCTTTAAAAATTGCTCCTTATGTATTTGTTCGTCCGGGTGAGCTGCGTTATGCAAAGTGGCCAGATATTGACTTAGAAATTGACCTTTGGAGATATACGCCACCAAAAACAAAAAATAAAACTGGCGTCCAACACCTTGTGCCTATTCCTAGACAAGTTAAAGAACTGTTGCTGAAAATAAAGGAACTGACTTATGATCCTGACGGGGAAAGTGAGTATGTATTCCCTTCTATGACGAGCAAACTTAAACCAATGTCAGAAAATACAATTAACCAAGCATTACGCAGGTTAGGCTATACATCTGAACAAGTTTGCGGACATGGCTTCCGAGCTTCTGCAAGAACAATATTAGAGGAAGTACTTAACTACCCTATTGAAATCATTGAGCAGCAATTAGCACACAAAGTTAAAGATATGCATGGTCGAGCATACAACCGGACAAAGCATTTAGAGAAAAGAAGAGAGATGATGCAAAGCTGGGCAGATTATTGTGATCAAATAAAAGCAGATTATGCCAAGACTTTGCCAACTAGATAAGTGATTGTGTCTTAGTGAATTGCCACCAAGTCTTATTAAAGTAAACTTCATTATTTAAAAAGTTAATTTTTAGTTCGTTTCCATTGTGGTCATAAATCTTTATGACTTCACCTTTTTTATTTATTTCGGCAAGAAGGTTGCATGTGTGCTCCATCCTGCCCGCTTCCGAAACCATGATCATGACTTGCGACATCACAAAGCCCTTACACAAATCGAGACGTTCACATTACTATTAATTGTGTGAGCTGTGCAACCTGAGAAAAGGAGGCACAGCATTAAACTAGTTGTCTTGAGCAGCATAGATGAGGTTTTCAGCAACACGATTTGTCCACCCTTTCCCATAAGTAGCCCACGTACTTAAGGACGTATAGAACTTCAAGCGTTCTGCGTTAAATTTAAGAAGCACATCGTTTATATCCATCGCGTTAATAGCAGCAATAGTTTTAGGCCCGATAATTCCATCGTCTGGAACTCCAGCAACTTGTTGAAGTTCTTTGACTGCTCGTGATTTGCCAGCATTAACTGCAAAGTCCCAAAGTTGAAATACAATAGCTGGATGTAATGAGTCAGCCCCTAGCTTATCCCACCAATCTTTCTTATAGATCTGTTTAGCCTGTTCAATAGTCAGGTTTTTAATATCTAAATTTGGATAGGTGTTTGCAGCAATTCCAAACTTTGTGCCTTTTAAAGTTCCCTTGCCAACTATGCCGCCAGTCCAGTTACCCGGATCACGACGATCATTAGAAAAACCAGCCTCATGACCTATTAGACGGTCAAAAGCCTTATCGAATGTCATCATTGCCTATTCCCTCTTTGCGCTGCTTGTCACTAGAGCCGAAGTAGAAAGCTACTACAGTTCCAGACCAACCAAGAATTGCACCTAGTGCCACATTAATTAAATCTCGGTTCTTTTCTGGCATTTCAATAAAGAAAAGACCAATTACGCAAAAGAAGGAGATTGCTATAGCTGCAAAGGCTAAATATGTACGTGTATTTTCGCCATTCATGGAGCGCCCCTAAATGCAATTTTTGATTCAATTACGGCCACCTTCTGGTTAATGTCTGAGATACGCTGTTGCATGGCTTGATTTGTTGAGACAATCCAGGTGCTAAAAGTAATAACTCCTGTGATAGCCACACCACCAAAAACCTTAAGTAATGCAATTGCTCCATTTGATCTTTGTGCCCCTGCTTCAAGACGTTCAATCTTCTTAGCATTGTCATCACTAAGGGATTTATGTTGCTCATTAATGACAGTTAGTTTTAAAACTGTCTCTGAAAGCGTTTTTACTTCTTGTTGCACTGAATCAAGTTTTTTCTCAATTCGTACCCCATATGTCTCTTGTTCAGACATGCCTTCCCCCTAATTCCGGCAATAAAAAAGCCCTAACTTATTTAAAGCTAGGGCTTGTGGTGGTTTGTTGTGTATTACATGTTGCTTAATAATAGACGTGCGTTGAATGTTCCAAAAGATGAGCCTGAATTAAATGCAATCGCAGTTAATTTTGAAGTATCAGCATTTGAAACATAGTCAGAGACAGTGATTGTGTCAGGCAATGCACCACGTCCAATTACTTTTGCAGTCTTGATATTGTTTACGTAGAAGTCAGAAACCCCAACTTGCACTTGGTTGACATATACCCCAACAGTTGCAGGATAGGAAAGCTTGTTTGATGAGATATCAAATAGACCATCTGTAACTGTAAAGCACTTGGCAACATTTTCAGAATGTTCCGAATGAACCCTAAATGTATTGCCTTCAGAAAATTCCAGAGACTCAACATAAATGTTGGCAAGGTTGTTAATGATTGCCGAGGTCTTAAACATAATATCTATGTAAGACGCTTGTATATTGCGACACCACAAATCAATCGGTGCATCGCGATTTATCACAGTGCTGTCATAAACATTATCACGAATAATTAATTGGTCGATCCTGAATCGATTCATGTGATCTTTTTGACCTTGTTCCACACGAATAATGTTGGGAACCGTCACATTATTATTGTAGAACTCAATACCAAGACTCATTGCTTTATATACATAGAGCATGGCCTTGTAGTCAGCAGAATGATTTGGATCTAATGGGTTGATATATGTATTGTCATAGTAGCGAACACCGAAGCATTGCCCTTGTACAATATCAAATCCAATCTGCGAATCGTTTGTCACATAAACAAAGGCATTGCCGCCCTGCTTATTCCCGGTAAAACCCGCAGCTGCTAACTCTGCAGCATCAGGAAATGGAAGCACAGTAATTGAATTACTGTAAATCTTCGCATCAACTAGTGTTGCACCTGTCCATACATCAAGAATAGAGAAGTTTCGGTAAATCTCACATGTGAGGCCAGATACTCGTATATCTGTGATATAAGGCGTTTCTACTGTAATTGCTGCAATAATATGAGATGCACGGTAGCCCTTCACAATAGAATCAATAAAATACGAATTGGAGTTATGTAGCTCTACTGCACAAGCATTTAACTTTGCATTTGTAGAGGACATTTGGAAAAAACAGTTTCTTACTTTTGTTTGTGCTGATGTTCCATAAATTGTTGAGTGGTCATCATTTGCAATGTTAGTACCCATCAAGTTAATGAAAGAACAACCTTCGATAGTGAAGTCTTTGCCTAACAGTGATGTGGTAATACAGTTCGGAAGGTCACCATTGATAAAGTTAATCCCCCCCACTGTTACACCCACCGAGTAAACCGTATAAATACCCTGTCGGTTTTTATAAGTCGTCTTTCGCGTTCCCGCTTCGCTAAAATCGAATGTGCCACCGCCATACATTTGCCAGTTCGTTACTGGCTTGAAGTTAATTGGTACGGCAGCATTAATATCAGTGAAAACAAAGAAATCTTTGTCATCAAAGTATGAGCCTACTTTCAACTTGCCCTGAATATCATAAATCTGCTCTGAAAATAACGGCAATAAACCTGCACTAAAACTGGCGATTTCTGAATAGTTTGCGTAAGAGTTTAATAAGTAAACATCCTCTTTCTGAACTAGCCATTTAATTTTTAGCTTTGCGGCAACAACAATAGACTTTTCACACTGTAAACGTTCATCATTTGCCCCATCACCTTTAGCCCCAAAGTGTCTAGGGGTAATTGGCGAAGTTCCATAATCTGCTATCCAACGGCCCGTGTCTGTAGTTTCAGATTTGATAATGTAACCGTCATCATCTGGCAAAAGACTATCTTCATTCCAAATGTAATTTACACCGCCACTACCATTATTAGAGTGTGACTTGACAAACATGACAGCGCCATCTTTACGAGGCTTCAAAGTTCGTAGCTGAGCCACCGTCTCACACATCGCAAGCGACTTGTCATTAATGTCTTTTTGGCTCTCATCGCCATCTTTTACAATGTCTGAAGTTACACCATCAATTCCGACAAGACTTGTTACTGATGGGTTATCCTCAACCAAAACACCATCTCTATCTTCAATACGGAAGCGATACTTCCCTGAGAAGAAGATTAATGCCGTACCTTCATTATCCAGTAGAACCGGATTAGTATTCTGAACTGTCAGCGCCTCATCTGACCAAGTTACTTTAGGATTTGTAGAATTAGCCTCATAGGTATACCCCTTCCCGCCAGCAAGAGGCTTGTTGCTTTTGTCAAAAAAGCGGGTTCGTACGGCAGAAAGTAGTGATGCCATATTTCTTTCTCGCAATAAAAAAGCCACCTTTTTAGGTGGCTATGTATTGATGTTTGGTTTATTGGGTTGTAGCAGAAGCTCCGCTAATTAATCCAGCCTGTACAAGCCGATCAATTAGTGATTGTTGTTGTGGGGATGGTGGCGTAGAGGAAATTGGTGCGCCAGTGATATCTGGACGTAACGCCTTGTTAACAGCACGATTGTCGGCAATGTCTTTAACAGGAGCCAAAAGAACGCGAACACCCGGTCTGTTAATGATTCCCCCCAAATAATTCATTAAAGCTGCCGATGTATTTGAGTTGTTCACGTAAGAATGAGGTGGCTGAGTAACTAAGTACTGCCCAGCTTTCCCGATGTCTTTAAGATTTTTAAGTTCATCGGGCGAAAACATGGTAGCAAGTCGTCGATCTCCAATTGCATCCAAAGCACGCTTCATCCCTGCTGGGCTAAACTGTCCATTTTGATTGATTGCCTTGTTTGAAATAAATTGAACTACTTGTTGCTTAATATCATTCACAGCCTGTGGGTTAACATTGTTGAGCAAATCAATGGTTTTCCCAAGCTCATTAACATTGCCATTAAGAATATGCTTACTAAAGAGTTTGTCAGGCTTAACACCCTTTCTAATGTCTTGTAGTAGAGGAATGGCGTTGGTTTGGTCTGCATTGAATTTGTATGCTTGCCTCGCAAACTGGTATGCTTGAGCTGCATCATTACCGCCTTGAGTTAATATTCCACTCATAGCTTCTTGGACTCTCCCATCCAATGCTTCTCGTACTGTCCCAAGCGCCCTTGTTGTTGATGTTGGTTGCCCTAATTGCAAAGAGCTTTTGTAATGGTCGTTTAGTATCCCGATAAGCTCCTCCCCCTTTTTTAAGGTGAATTTGTCAGGATTCTTGGAAATATCGACAATCTTTTTTGATATATCTGATGGCAAATAGGACATAAGAGCTTGATCATCAAGTCGAGTGAATACATCATTTGCTAATCCTGCTCCATCTATCAACACATCGTTACCTGCTGCTTTTCTTGCAGCGTCATATGCGGCACCTATGAATTGCTTGTTTTGATTAAGTTGAGAATTCAAAGAGCTAATAGCACCTTGCATTGCTCCAAATTGATCTGTGGCATTACCACCTGTACGCTCGGCAGCCTGATTTAAAAGGTTTTGGAGTTGCACATTGTCATCAATTAACTTGCCTCTAAGCTGATCGCCTGCACCTGAAAGTTTTGCAAGTTCAGCCTGCTTTTGCCAATCAATTGCATTGCCTGTAATTTGCGCTTTAGTTCCCTTCAGACCTAAACGGTCCAAAACAGCCTTTCGAGCAACTGCTTCAGGATTTAGGTTCTTTCCTGATTTTAATGCATCACGAGCTTCTTTGCGTAAACCATTAGCAACATCATCAGATAAATCACCAAGAGACATACCCTGTTGACGTAAGGCATCATCAAGGTTTTTATCAATGGCTTGTGCTGTTTGTTGAGCTGCACGTGAACCTGTGTTTTTAACCGATCTGGCTACCTTAGAGACACCCTGCCCAACCTTTTCACCAAGTGCGGCGCCAGCAGCGCCACCGATACCACCTAATGCTGCATTTTCTAGACGCTGCTTGCCATTCTCAGCAAAACCTGCACCTCCAATAGCTGCACCTACTGCCGCATTCTGTGCTGCAACACCTGCACCAGCTTTTGAGAGAATCCCTGCACCTTGATAACCTCGACCAAGTGCGCCTAATGGAGCAGTAGCAGCAATCTGACCGCCTAGACGTGCTACATCATAACCTTGCCCAGCCTGTTGTCGTCTTGCTTGGTGAAAGTCTTGAATGTCCTTGCGTTGATTTGTGAACCGGTCATAAGCGCTGGTATCGAAGTTTGTGCCTAATGCAGCGTTTAGGCCTTGACCTAACTTATCACCTGCATAAGCAAAACCTTGCACTACCCCAGCACCAAGATCAGAAGCACCAAGCAATGCAGATTCCCATAACCTTGTAGGCCCTGCGGCTTTAGCTTGTTCTTGCATGGACTTCTGTTGTGCTGCTTGCCAATCAAAAGGTTGTCGAGTTGCAGACACTTTAATAGGCTGTTGAAAACCTAGATCTTTTTGAAGGTTAAGTCCAAGAGTTTTAGCTATGTCACTATCAGAATAACCTTCTTTTTTTGCCATCGAAATGCGCTTACCAAAACCAGCATTTGAAGCTAAGCTTGAGTAGATCTGTTCATCTGTGAAGCCTTCTTTTTTTGCAGTCGCAATACGGGCTGAAATATCATTTTGACTAGCCATTTTAAACACCTATTCCAACTGACTTTAAGTCCACAAATTCAGGCTGAAAATCAGATTTTGTCCCAATTCCAACGCTAGCAAGATCAACCATTTTCGGTTGGAAGTTTTGCCCTATTCCAACTTTTTTTAAATCTATAAACTCTGGTTCAAATTATTGCGGTCTGGTTGTAGTTGAACCAAGTTGCTTATCAATAAAGTCCCAAGAGCGTTTATTTTGCGCATATGGTGATGTTGGAAGAGATGCCCATGTACTACCTGATTTCTTAATTGCTGTATTGAAATCACCTTTTAAGACATAAGGTAATGCGCCATTTTGTGCCAGTAAGGCTAGTGCCCCAAAGTCCTGAGATTGAGGGGAGAAATCCTTAATTCCATATTGTCTTGCTAGGCCATCCCAAGTATCTTTTAAAAACTGATACCGACCTGCGGCAGTTGTATACTTGACCTGCCCATCCGTTTGCTTAAATGGCTTCTTAATATTTGGATGTGCAGACAAATTATCTATACGCTGATTACCAAACAGGGTGTTATAGCCATACTTCACACCCTCTGCTGCTGCAATCAAATCAAGCATTTTTCTTGCATTAGGATTGTTCATTAATTGCATAAGTTGCTGTGACGTAGCCATAACTTTTCCTCGGGCAATAAAAAACCGACCATTTATAGGTCGGTTTTAGGCTTTAATCGCTGCAATGATTTCTGGTAATTTCCAGATTAGAATTGGTATGGAAATTATGAGTGATGACTTAAATGCATCCCACCAATTGTATTTTTCTTTCACTTTAATACCTCAATCAACTTAGAAGTTGCTGTCAATATTGGTGCTGCTTGCCAAATCAAAATTCCAATTAAAAATACAAAAGCCATGATGTAAGTCCACACCCTTAATACTTTGCTGCTTGAAAGTTTGTTCATCACTTTATCAACCTGTAAATTTAGGTTAAAATTCATCTATGTTCTGATCCTCAAGTCTGGTTTGTGGGTTAGAAACAAAAACCCCAAGAGCTGTGAACTCTCGGGGTTTTGTTTTTGGTATTAAAAAAGCACCCTAGGGTGCTTTTTTTTCTAGTTCGTGTATCCGTTCCAGGAGATGATTCCTTGCTTCTAATTCATTCTTAAAAGCATCATCAATATCCTCGAAACGTTTATTAAATACATCCAAATTATATTGATTAGTTTTTGTTAGATCATCAACCTTAGCTTTAAGGTTCATAAGACCAACAACGAGCAACACACATATTATTAGAAGCGCAGTAACCATTCCTATCCCCCACCTTGATGAGGGAATTTATAGCACACTTATCGGCCAAACAGAATATTGTTCAATTTTGCTTGGTTTTGCGGCTGTGTATTGCTTGATGCATCATTTCGGTAAGGCACTGTTGAAGCCCTTTGCGTATTCATCTCAGCATACTTGTTGTTCAAACTGCGAATAGTCTCTAATGCCGCCTGTCGAACCTGCAATGGAATGGTTGGATCATCTAACTGACCAGCCATTTGCTTGTACATTGCAACATCCTTATCAGATTGCGGCCCTGACATTTTCGGCATAAGAGCTACTAATTGACCGCCTAATGTTCCAAGCTTACCAGTTGCTACATCACCTGGAGTTGCTAAGCCAACTCCACGTGCTAACAGATCAATACCACGGCCCGCATAACTCGCTGTAGCTTGCGGCAAGATTCCCTGAATCTCATCAAGAACAGCATTGACCCTGCTAATGCGTTGCTTTTCTTCATTCTGAGAAGCAACCGTACTATTGGACCCTTTTGGTTGAATTTGGATGGGTGACCCTCTCCCATCTGAGATTCTTACACCCTTCCCACCCGGATATATGGCATACATATAACCATCGTTCCCCATCTCTGTTCCAATAGGCTTGTTCTTCGCCAGCCATTCATCCAGTTGCTGCTTCTGACTGAACTGTTGAGCATCTTGAGTACGGTTTTTATCTGCCGTAGCTGCTGCAGTATCAGTCGCATAACGTGACGCATCAGTTGTACGGATATTGTTAGCAACGGATGCAGCATTGTCTGCTTCATTGTTTTTGGTTTGGCTTAAATAAGGTGCTAAGTCCTTATTCAGTAAGCCACTACCAGTTGCATACTGCTTGATTTCTTCAGGACTCATAGCACTTACTATCTTGAAGTTGTGTGCATAATCTTCAGGAGTGATTGTTCCTGTTCTTTGCAATGCGTCAAGTGTTAAAAGAACTGCTCCTTTATCACCTGTCAAAGCTGCTTGTTGGAAAGCACCTTGAAGGGCACCAAACTTTTTCTGTGAATTATCAAGTGTAAATCCACCTGCTTGAGCATTATTTTTAGTTGCTTCACTGTTTGTTTTACCTATCTCAGCTTGAGCTTTAAGCATATCGATAGCATTTTTTTGTGCTATTACTTGATCACTCTTAAGAACCTGATTTAACTGTGGAGCGAAAATAGAATTATTAGCAAAAGCTTTTTGCTCATCAGGGGTCCCAAGTTGTCGCATTTGATTAATTCGACGACCAAGCACCAGTTGCCCAAGTGCACCAGTTAGACCTGCAAGATTTTTGCCGATTTCGTTTTGCTGAGCTTGCTGTTGTAGGGTTGCATTCGTAATGATGCTTGGATCAATAGCCATAATAATTCCTTAAATAAACATGCCAGCAATGGCACCGCCGATGCCCAATAAATTATTAAAGTTATTGGCATTCTTATTGCCCGCTGCTATGGTTCCGGCAGCTTGAGCATTAGCCCCAGCCATAGTGTTATTTGCAATTGCTTGGCTTGTCTGCATACCAGCATTACCAACACCTGCTGCAGCACTTTGCCCTAAACCTACAAGATTAGATAAGCGATTATATTGGTTGGTCTGGTCAGCATTAAATCGGTTGTAGGCGTTTTGATATTCTTGACTAGCAAAGTCTTGAGCGTAGTTATTAAGTGCTTTTTGAGTTGCGCCACTTAATAAACCACCTTGTGCTGCAGCTCCACTCTGTACAGCATCTAAACCCTGATTCAAGCGAAACTTATAGCTTGGATCATTGTAAATATCCTGACCGTTGAATGTCTGCATAAAGCGCCCATCCGCACCCATTCCACCCATCAACTGCTTGAGTGCATCAGAACCTGCCTGCATATATGGCTGCTGGTCCTTACGCAATTCATCAAACATTTCACGTTGCTGATCAGAAGCATACTTTGTTGCTTCATACTGCTGATTTGCTGCTTGTTGTGCAGCTTTTGCCTGTTTGTTTGATCCGGTGATTGCACCGATAACACCACTCATGTCATCACCTTTATAAAAATAGTTTCTGCTTTCTTAAAGCCTTTGCGTTCCCACAAAAGCCCACGATATTCAGGATCAAGTGTTGCAATTGCCCATGTTGTGCAACCATGGTCTTTTGCATATTTCTCGCTAAACTCAATTAACTTCATTGAGTGATGTCGATGCTCTGGATGTACAAATATTGCATCTGTTCCAGCCTGTTTTTTGCCTTTGAATCTTGCAAGTTGATACATCACCATCCAATGAAACCCAATAGGACGGCCATTTTCACGCATCACCAGACAGTGAAATTCATCGAAATCTTCTGATTGTTGGTATAGCGTTGCATCAAAGTCTAAGGGAATACCATAAATATCTTTTTCAACAAGATCATGAACCATCTGGCAAAGCGGCATAATCTGATCTATACAATCAATCCACTTTTCGCGCCTTACGGTAATCATAGGACTTGTTCCATGACAGAAACATAAGCATTTAATCCTTCCCCACTGATATAAAGCTTGTCACCAGCTTTAAGTACATGGTTAATAATTTCAGGATTTAAGTACGAACTTCCTGCTGGAATATTCTTCTGGGCGACTTGATGTTGTGCACCTAAGGTTGCACCACTAGGAACCACTGAAACTTTGAGGGTAATTGGTGATGCTGATTTATTGTAAAATGTTGCAGCGCGAACCTGTGTGACAGTTTTTGTTGGCACTGTATATGCCTCAAAATCACCTGCTGGCAATGTTTGAGGAATTACAGCTTGAGTGTAGTTAATCATTGCCATTGATAATTACCTGCATGTCATTAGTGATCTGTACCGTTGGCAAGGGAGAAATCTTGTCATCGCAACAGATAGAAGATGTTGGGAAAATGGTTTCTTGCTCGAAATAAAAAACCGATGCAGGTGGCATCGGTTGAATATCTTCATTTTGTAAAATTGGGCTTATTGGGAAATTCCGCTGTAAATCATCTATATCAGAAAGTACTTCATTGGATACTGTCACAGCAGGTAATTGACTTGAAAGTTGAAGAAGTTGACCTGTATCAATTTCCTCACCTTTGCTAGCATTTTGGCTTAAAGCATAGAAAAACATATACCATGCTTGATCCATAACACCATTATTAAACATAGGGGTATTTGGAATTTGAATTGATCTGGTTATGTTCATTGCTATCTCACTTTAGCCTGAGCGCCAGTAATTATAAGTCGGCTTGAATCCGTTACCCGCAAGCGGAAAACTCTATTAAAAGCCTGACCTAAACGCCGAAAGATAACTCTCTTTTTCCACTCCCCGATCTTACCAAGTGTCTCTTGTTGATCAAAAGACCATGTTTGCCCTTGATCATCTGACCAATCCAGCATCACTATCGGCTCACGGTTTACATGCTGTCCACCCTGTACAAATATTTCAAGAGCATCAAAGATGAGACGTTGCCCTTTAGGATTTATGACTGGTGTGGTTCTCTCACGCATGATCATTCGTCCATTATCCGTTTCAGCATCCAAGCTTAGTTCATAGATGATCCCATTTGTGTGGTCGCCTACATAATGCTTACCTTTGTGAAAACAATGAACCTGCGAACGATGACGCTCATGTTGTGAATTTAAGTTGTAGTAGCTTCGCTCATGCCACATTCCTGTCGAACCATCAAAACACCATGTTTTATTAGCTGTAGGGAATGAAAGCATATAAAAGGAGTGACCTTCTTGCTGATAGGAGTATCCTACTGCATCATCAAGTCGTTCATAACTAGCGAACTCTTGTTCCATTGCATGGTTTGAAATCCGCTTAACTTGATAACCTTCAGTTAGAACAACTTGACCATCTCCAACATCAGTTTGTGAAAGCCAAATCAAGCTTGTCCCGAACTGAGCCAGAGAGTTTTTTGCAATACATCCACAGTTGATATATGCGCCAGATACCCTTAAGAATGGTTGATCAGCGCTGCCAGTACTGTGCCAAATTTCAGTAGTTCTTTCACCAACTAACCATAACTGACCGTTCTGTGCGAAAATTCGTACCAACTTGTCAGAGCTTGCTTCTGCTGTAGCGTAACCTAGAGCTGAAAACTCAGTATTCAATAGCCCTGACCATTGGATTTGATCCGATTCGGGATTCAATACAATGAAACGAGAATCTAAGAAAGTGACATCTGTCGCACCAAGAAAACCACCACCAGTCAAAGTGGTAAGTTTCTTGGATGAAAAGTTAAATACATATGTATGGGGATTACCAACGATTAATACGTCTATTCGGTTATCTGCAAAATAAACATTTTTGGTGCCAAGAATTTCCCCAATCTCTTCTGCTTGTTTGTTGAGTAAATATAACTTAGAGCCAACTACAGCAAGCATTCCAACACTTGTTGTATATAGACCACGTACAGGTCCGCTTAACTCGAATTTAGCAATCAATCCGGGTGTTGGAAGTAAAGCAGAAATTTGAGGAGCATTACCACTCTCAACTGTTTGCGGATAAAGATTTAAAGTACGCTGGCAGTCTACCGCCCAATCTTTCATGTGGTATGAAGGCCCTACAAAAGGAACATCAATAATAGTCGCCATAACAGTATTGAACCCCTACACCTACAGGCAAGTCATTTTTCACATATAGTGGAGTAACATTGCTGTCTTTTAATATGTTGAGTGCTTCAGTTTGTTTGAGCTGAAGATTCGGAGGTGGATCAAATCCAAACATTGTACAAATATCAATTGCTAGACTAAATTTAAGCGCTCTACTGTAAACAGGTGGAAAGGCAATTTCATCATGAGATACAAGTTCATAAGGCAATGTGAACGCTTTAAATTTTAAAACTCCATTCCCATAGAACTCCCACAATTGCCCTTTTACTGAATAGGTTATTTGAGGCTTGTCTAAGCTACTATTTAGATCACGAACAATTTCAACTTGTCTGTCATCAAGTGTGCCCATTTGAGGGATCTTTGATATTGACGTTAATATGTCTGGGCTATCTAAAGGGTCAGGTGAAACCTTCCCTACTCCATTTAGATTTAGGGTAAGTTCTTCAACCTTATAAACAAGCAAGTTATCAGTGGCCCACTGTGCTAATAAATCATTCAAAGCATCTATGCCATCAGCAAGATCTTGTGCTGAAGGGTTTTCACCTGCTGCTAAAATGCCTGCACGTTTCATTGCTCCGGTCACAATCTTACTGACGTTCATAGATTATTCCTGCTCAGTTTTTAGGACGAGTTGAACAAGTTCAGGCTTAGAGTCACGGGCACCAAATGTCACGCCACGCTCATTCAGGATTGCCTTTAGTTCATCAGCAGATTGGCCTTCTAGCTCTTTTGTGCGAAGTTGGCGATGCAATTCGATATTTTCAGCTGAACCTTTTTCAATTACTGATTTGAGCTTGTCAATCTCAGTTTGTTTTTCATTAACCTGACGAATATATTCGGCTTTTGCAGTAGCAAGTTGTTCTTCTGTTTCACTTAACTTTTTTGAAATATCATCAAATTGCTCGACTGAGACATAATCACCTGAGACGCCTTCAGCGTATTTAATATCACTCTCAGCCTCTGGCTCACCTAGTTCTGAATGTTCAATCCAGCCTTGTTCTTTTAGCTGATCTTCATGCTCTCCTGTTTCAGCTAGAGCATATTCAAAATTAACTTTATCGCCCTTATAGAGCATCTTTGGATAATTCATTTTTTACTCCAAAAGAAGGGGCCGAAGCCCCCTGTGTATTACTGAACAATACCCACACGGCCAGCATGATTGCCACGAACCGTTTTAAACCCATACAACACATCTAGACGTGTATCTGTGTCTAAGTTGGTAATGTTGCCACCTGTTTGGATTGTTAAAGCGAAATTATCTGCTTTGAACATATAGCCTTCAGCGTTTGGAATTACACCAATCGGCACGAATGCAGCAGCAAATGCGTGTGGATCAAAACATAGAGCTTGATCTACAACTGCACCAGCAGCGCCAACAAATGTCAAAGCAGCTGAATCTGCTGGACGATCAGTCACGTTTGCGTTTGCAACCAAGACTGAACCAATCATGTTTGGCTTGATTTCAGGGTAAACTTTGATTGCACCTGTGGCACCAGCCGCAGTGAAGTCTTCAAGAACTACGAATTGCATTGGCTTACCATAGGTTTGACGAGTAAGCGGATGAATCATATTTACACCAGCAATTGTAAATACCTGACCTGCTTTAATAGTATCCCCGGCAGTAAGACCACCAATTGCAAGTAAGCCACCCGATTGGCCAGCACCATTAACAGTAATACCTGTTACTTTGCTACCATTGGTTAAGGTCCAGATATGTTCTGATTCAAAGAAATCAAAGCCGCGAGCACGACCGACATAGCCTTCTTTATACTGTTTAGCAATTTCAGCATTTGGATTAAATAAAGTCCCGCTGTTATCTACAAGAGTGTTTGTAAAGTCGCTTGACAGTAAGGCTTTACGGTCAGTATCGGGTGATAAAGCTCGGTTCATCATACCGCGCACACGACCGAATGCAGCCAAAGGATGTGGTTCTGAATTTGTCTGAAGCGTAAAGTTGTTAACAGTGTTAATAGCTCGCTTAAGAATGTCTGCATCAACCACTGATGCTAACGAGTTTACTGCTGGCTTTAAGAAGCGTTCTTTATAGTCAGCAATGTCAAGCTCACGCTCATAAACACCGAACTTTAAGCCGACATGCTTATGAGTATCTACAGTAAGAACTACTTCTTCTTCCTGCGCGTTAATGCTTTGATGATCTGGATTTAAGACATTGCCATCAGTTACCACAGGCACTGGTGGAATTTTAATTTTTACTGAGTTACCAATTTTGTAACCATCGAGTTCTTTTGCAAATTCTTTTTCGCGGCTACGACTGATAGAACGGATAAAGATAGACTTTTCCAAGAGCATTGCAGCAGCTTCTTTGGCAATCTTTGCATGCGTTAAAATGTTGTTTGACATAAATTATAAACCCCGTGATTTAAGGAATTCGTTATCTGACATCTTGTCCATGTCACGTTTGACAGGCGCATTAGCAGACGTTGGATTAATTGGTTTTGGAGCATTTGGAACTTTTGGTGCCTTTGGTGCAGTTTTTTGAGAACCAATGATTTGCCCGATTTTCATTGCAGCTTGATAAGGGTTCATTCGAGTTAGCTCGTAATAAAGATCCTCATCTTCAATAATCTTTTTGGCTAAACCCAAAGTGTCTTTAATTGGCAAACCAAATTGATCAAGAGTTACGGGTAATGGAGGTAAGCTATTTGCTTTCTCAATTAGCCCATTCACATCCACGCCTTCGCTTTCAAGCTCTGCAACTGCAGTTTGATATTCAGCTTCGGCCTGAACTTTTTGCTGTGATGATTTCTCTTGGTTTAGTCTGTCTAGAACACGTTGTTCAGCCTGCTTGATGAACCACTCTTGTTGAGCTTGTTGAAACTCTGAGTAATCCTCAAAGTCCTCAACCTTTGGTGCTTCATCAGTCTGAGCTGGCTGTTTAGCTTTAGCTTCGGCTTCTTCTTTGAACTTTCGTAGCTCAGCATTTTCACGTGCTAAGCGCTCAATTCGCTCTTTGGCTCGACTTCGCTTCTTTTCCTCGGCTTCTGCTGCTGCCTTTGCTTTTTCCTCTTCTGTTTGTTCAACTTCTGAGGTTTGCTCAGGTTCCTGCTGGCCTTCTGGCTCTTGACTCACTTCGCTGTTATTTTCCGTAGTAGCTGGTTCTACGATGTCTTGAGTATCAGAGTTGTTCGGATCCATTGTCCTGCTCCATCTGTGGCAATAAATTGCCTTCGTTGATCATTGCGCTTTCCCCAATCTGATCAGGATCGAGAGCGAGGGGTTGAGCATTTTGTTCAGGCATTAAAAAACCCTGATCAATGTCAGGGTTTTGTATGCTTTGCGCTGGCTCTATGGGTTGCTCTTCCTCCATAGGCTGCGAAGGTAAATCTGTTGGTGGGGAAGGCGCATAATTATCTACACCCTCTCCTGTTTGCATCCATTTGGTAGGCATTTGACCAATTGATGCTACTTGCTGTTTCATCAAATCAACTGCGCCTTTAAGCTCCTGAACATCAGCCCGGCTAGCCGCATTAATCTGTGCAACTTGAATATCTTTTTCATACTGCAATTGAGCTTTAAACATTTCGAGCTGATGCTCTTTGTCTTTGTCATTCACTTCTTTTTGCAGCATTTCGATGTCAGCCGTCATTTTCTGAACGAGCTGATCAAGTTGCTGAATTTGTGCTTTTGCTTGTTCAGGATCAATCTGTTCACCTTTGCCAAGCACTTGAGGCGGCATAGTCGAACGGATACGCTCAGAGATTTCTTTAGCATTAAGAAGTGGTGAGTTTTGAAGCAAGATATCGCCAATTAAGCTGAATAACTGAGGATTCATGCTTAATAACTGCATCATCAATGCAAAGTTTTGCTCACGTTGAGTATTAAAGCTTGGGCCTGTATCCATGCGAACGTCATAACGGCCAATGGTTACATCAGCCAAAACACCATCAGCCGTTTTATCAAACAGGTTGATTTGTTTTGCCTCACCATCAGCACCGATGATTCGTCGTACCATCGGGACTGTGTAAAGTGCTTGATATAGCCCAAGTAAAATGCGTCCAGCATGACGAATGGACTTGTTTAGGTTGTCTTGCAAATGGAATTGTGCTGTCTCTGATTGTCGTTGACGCATTCCGATCGCAACACCTGAGACTTCTTGACTATCCCCACCCATAATAGGTGCATGCATATTCAAAATGTCTGTAATCGCAACTTTGGCTGATTCTGCAGCATTCAAAACACCAACTGGTGGTTGTGCTGCACCGATTCGGTAAGGTGCTGGGATTGACTGTTGATTATCATCAATATGCTTGTAGTGCACAGCAGCAAACTTAGAGGGATCACGCCATTCTTCTTCATGTCCCGACACACCTTTTGGATCAACAACAAGAATATCGTCTTGGTTCTTTTGCAAGATTTGCGCTTCTGTTGATTTCCAATAGTTATAAAGACGTTGAGGATCCTTTGCAAAATGCACAAGTGAGTGTAAATAGCGCTCTTCACCAATATAAGTCACTTCGCCATAAACCGGAATTACTGGGATGTACTTGCCTGGGAATACAGTTTCCTCTAAAACCTTCGAACCCGAAGCTTTGTGCCACTTAACTTCAGTTCTCGTGGTTGGCCGGAAATTAATAACAAGTGGCTTTAACTCATCTTCACTTACACCAAATTCGCGTAGTAACACAGATTTATAGTTAGTCGTCCCATCTTCAAGCATCCAAAGCTCATCTGAAACTTCTTCTATCTTGAAGTACTCAACAATTAGAACGGTTTTATCTTCAGTATTGCACCAGTCGGAATACTCAGACATAGCAAAGTCAACTACAGCATTGGCACCATATTTGTCTTCAATAATGTCTTTATCAACCCATTCACCACCTACTGCCCAACGGGCATCAGAACCATCTAGCGCTTTTGACTGCGGGTCAATATACCAAGCATGAGGGTTGTGAACCGTCATGAATCTTGGCTCTTGATTGAATGAAAGCTCACTAACGTAATCGGTCACAATACGGAAAAAGCCAATTGCCCCATATACGGCATTTTCTGCGGCCTGATCGTATGCCGATTCAGCATCACTAGATTCTTCGGTGTCTTTGATCAATCCCTCAATGATGTTTGCCTTATCCGCATCAGCACCGTTGTCTACCGGAACGACTTTAACTTGTGCACGGTTTTGACGTTGTGTGTTGATCTGTTGACGGCAGTAAGCACGACAAAGGTTGAATTCTAAACTTGGTTTACCTTCCGCTGTTCGTCTTGCAACCGCACCATCTTCCCACTGTGCACCTTTTACCGTAACAAACTCTTTGTCTTCAACACCACGTTCGTAGTTATCATGCCAATAATCTTCGGCGTATCTGAGATTTTTCTTAATCTCATCCAAGATAGAATCTTGATCTTTTTCTTTAGTCATTACATCCATCCGCCACGTCTTGAAAGTGGTATTGGTTTAGCTTGTGTTGGTTTACCAACTAGGCCTTTTCTAATTGCGAAACGACGCATCATGTAGGCATAACGTGCAGCATCAAGGACATCATCGCCAACCTTTACAATTCGGCCCTTCTCGTCACGATGGTATTGAAGGAACTCGTCTAAAAATGCTCTAAGCCCCTTGAAAACTTTCCACTGCCCTTTACGCATAAGATCAAGTATTTCAAATAAGCCTGCCTCAACCCCGTTTGAACCATCAGGCCAAGTTGCATGTTCATGAAGCATGTTAAAACCCGCCTCTTTGTAATAGGCTTTTTGCTGCTTACCTGAACCTTTTTCAGTTTGTAATCCATCCAGTGGCCATGCTGTAGGTACATCTTTAGCCCAAGACTTAACAGCGCCCCATGCATCATTCGGAGATAAGCGGTTTTGCTTCCATGCATGAGTGACATAGATCGTTTCTGTTTCCATATCTATTGCCAATTGCACTTGTGCTTGCGGGTGATCCCACCCAAAGTCCATTCCATCAATAACCATCCAATGGTCTGGAATCTCAAATGGCTCACAGGTGATATAGTCTTCACTTAAGTCATAAATACGTCCATGACCAAGCATTGGGATACCTTTTGTACGCATTTCTCTTTGATGTGGCGGAAATGATTCAAGAAGCGTCTGTTTTGTTTGCTCAGATAAGTGCGTAACATCATCCCAACCGGCTTGAATGAGATACTGACCTTTTGATGGAGTATCCATAAACTGAATAACCAGATCAGTTCGACCATTCTCAGGTGTGAACGTTAGAATCCCTCTACCACCCCTGCCTTGATCGCCTGTTGCAGTACGAGTCAATACCTGTGGGAAAATCTGTTGATCCTTCGGCTCTTCATCAATGTGATACCAGTCAACACTGTCACCCATCAATGCATGCTGCCCTTGAGAGTAGGACCACAACTGAACTTTTGATGTTTGGTATTGAACATCACCACCACCACCATGACGCACATAAACAGTACGCATAGCATTAGGTGTACCTGTCATTGACTCATGCTCAAGAATGTATTCAGGCGGGATTAGCCCCCCAGTCCAATTATTCTCAATACGTCTACCAAAAATAGGAGTTTGCAAGAGGTCTCTGATCTTTTCGCCTGAGTACCCTAATAGCCAGATTAAAGGAGCTTTATCAAAAGTATGCCCATCCCACCAATCCGGATAATGTCCAAGCGCATGAATGGTGTCTACATAAGTACCGGTCATTGTCTTCCCGACACGGTTGGCAGCCATTAACATGACTTGAGAATATTGTTTAGTTGCCCAAACTAATTCTTTTTGGAATGGGTAAAGTTTTGCGCCAAAATCTCTATATCTATATTCGTCAAGGCGTCGCGCCTTTTCTTCCAGCAATGCTAAATATTCAAGCTTCTCCTCTCTTGTCATTTGGCATCACCTTATTTTCAAGCTCTTTGATGCGCTTATCTAAGTCATCATCGGCTAGGTTTTTAATATCAACTTTTCCTGAATGTTCATGCTGAACTTTGTCTGTAAACATATTCATATGCTTACCAAGTAGCTCATTGGCCTTGTTAGCAGCGGAAAATTCACCCTCTGCCATAGCTTGTTCAGCAATGTCTCTAAGGTTTTTAATTACTAAGTACTGATCAACGCGAAGGTCAGCCATTCGCTCTAGATTTAGATAAGCAATTCGGTCTTGAACATCTTGACGCTTGAACACATCCCAAGCATTCTGGCGTTTCTCATATCCGGCAGCTAAGCCAGCCTCAGAGATCCTTAGCTTGGGATTTGCAATATATTCTTGGCAGAACTTTTCATGACGCTCGTTCTCTAAAGGTTCTGCGCCTTTGATTTGTTCTTCCATTTAACACCTATAATTTATCTAATGACTCTAAGATTTTGGATTCAACTTTTCTTCTAAGCTCGTCGTTATCTCGACAAACATTTGTGTTATCAAGCTTAACTAATAGTTCAAGCTTGTGCGTTGCTTCATATACTGAGTTTGTGCCAACTGACTCGCATGGCTCTTCACTGCACTTTTCATTTTGTCCATTGAGATAGTTGTTTTGATCCTCTATGACCTTATCAATATATTCTTGTGAAGCATTGCCTTTGACATCTTCTTGAAGGACAAATGGAATGCCATTAATACTAATCTGTGTGCCTTTCGGGATAATTCCACACTCTAAAACTGAGTCAGTCATTTTATTTCTCCAATGCGAATTTAAGATCATCAGGCGTTTCCAAATAACACCCTTGTTTGTTGCACCATGCGTGAATGTCGTTCAGGTATTCAGTGAACTGTGCTGTACTTGCATCCGTAGTGCTCATTAGCTCACATAAGCCATTTGCTACATCTTGGTAGAGAGGATGCTTAGAATCCTTTAGCTCTCTTACGGCTTTAAATGTTTTCTTGTATTGGCCAACGTCATCCCGGTCATAGATCTTTGCTAGAAAGTTCTTCTTGAAGAATAGATGTTCATAGTACTTATCTGTTCCCTGTTTCTTAGCCCACTGATTAAGCCACATCCAGTACAAACGGTTTTGAGCCTTGGAGCGGTCTTTCTCTTGTGGTGCGATTAGAACTACTAAAGGCTTCCCTTCACTCGCTGCCTTACCATGATTCACATTAAGAAAGTTAGTAACTGGTGAGATGTCGCAATGGTTCTTAACAACTTGTCGGAATTCCATTTTGACCTCGCAATAAAAAACCACCCGAGGGTGGCTTAAATTAAAACTCTTTCTGCTGTAATGATTAGATAACCATCTTTCCGATCAATCTCTACTTTTGTATTTGAACCTTCAAAATGTTTGAGCACATTAGTTTGAACATTCTTCTCAAACAAGTTAGCTGGCTCTTCGATAGTGAAAGGATTGCTAATACTATCCAAACCACAATTAATTTGGCCTATCACTTCATCTGCTGAGAAATTTTTAAAAGGTTCTACACCCATTTTCATAGCCTTAATTGATTAATGAATCATCACTATATCAAAATACTTCATCATGCCCTGCATTAAAACAAAACATCCGCTCTGTTTTTTCTAACCACTGATCAAACATCACTTCTGATTCTTGTCTTGTGCCTAGTTGGTAGGTATCAAATAGGAAATGACACTTATGACATAACGGCACTGTAAACTCGTCACTAGCCTTTTTCGATCTACACTTACCATGCTTCATACTGTTTGAATGAGCCGCTTGTGAGTGAGGATAGCCGCATCTAACGCAGGGTAGCGCTCTTATTTCGTTTAGCCTCTTTGTCGAACGCATTTTCTAGGTTCTCTACTCGTTTGCTTAGGTCTTTCTTTACACGCTCACATTCATCTTTGAATGTCTGGCTGCTAAACAAATGGTTATAGCTGTTCAACTTACTTAAGTTGCTTTTATAGATTTCTAAATTCTTCTTCGCTTCGATTGTGTCCATACGCAGCTCACTTATGTTTATTTAGCCGACGAGCAATAAGGCGTTTCTTCTTCTGACTTAATTTGTTTGGTTTGCCTTTATTTGGTTTTGACTTAAATGCAAATGGTGAAACCTCTCCGCCCACAGCAGATAGTGCGCAAAGTGTTCCAAAATAAGGTCTAGCTGCTGCTATTCCTAATGCGCTTGATAGTAATACTTGGCTCATTCGCATTTTATTATTCTCCAAAAAAAGAAAACCCCGTCAAACGACAGGGCTACAAACACTTAATCTTTCCACACTTTCTGCATTCTTTCTGATTGAACATGTCGGATTCATATTCCCAAACATGAAAACAGAATACTTGCCTGATGATTCGGAGCATGTGAACCTCCAAAAAAATAGCCCTACGTTTAAGCATCGACTAGAAATCCAGTCCAGCACATCGGAATCCAATGTTCTAAGCTTGTAGGGCATAAAAGCAAAAAGCCCATCAACTGACAATGACAGGCTTTAATCTAGTTTCGCCTTCTTGCCTATGTTGCAAGGGTTACCAACTAATCCAGTGATGCCTTACTTACACTTCGCACCACTCTAACATAAATATGCCATATAACTTGCGCAAGGTCAACCTGATTACTTGTCTCTATTCTTTAAGTCAAAACGAATGAATGGGTATCTACAATGCATAGCTGCTAAACCACAGCGAACATCTTCACGAGCATCGTGTTGGGTACGGAGAATGGTTGGGTTATCTACACGCCCTACTTTAATCACCATGTCTGACCATGAGTTGCCATAAAGATAGCGATCAATCACAGCATCAAGCCAACCATCTAGCACTTCTGACTGCCCTTGCATATCCAAGATGAGGCGTTGAACTGCACGCGCTTCATTGTCTGTGATTTCACATGTTATACGCCCACGCCCTTTAGGGATAACTGGATCATCTGAACACAGCCAATCAGCCATGATCTGCTCTTTGCCTTTCACTTCTTGCTTACGCTTCTTAGCAGCCTGATCCATAGCGACAGCAATCGGGTTTATGCTCTTTCCACAAGTTCCAGAATTTGAGTACATCCAAGCCCCAAATTGATAAAGCCATTCTTCGAGACTGTATTTAGTCCAGTCCGTTGTTTGCATAATGTGATTTACTGCCGCATTCATCTCTTTCCCCTTACTTGCCGTATTTCTTGATGTGATTTCTGACTTTTTCTCTGTTGGCTTCTCCGCTCGCTATCTGTTCATACATTTTTCTGGTCTGCCAAATGACATAAATAATGAGAATGGGAGAAAACAAAATTCTCAGGATGATTAGAAGCAGCTTTAAAGAAGCTTCCGCATAGTCCTTGAGGTCACACCAATGATCTTCAAACCATCCCTTTAGAAAGAATCCTTGCCATTGGAGTGTGAGCTTTAATGCATCTACATCTACCTTTGATTTCATACCGTCACCTTCTTCCTGCTCATTCCCCAAATCAACATGCCTGCGTCACGCTGCTCTTGATTCGTACGCCCTTGCCAACCTGTAATCTTGTTAAACTCATCTGCATTGAGCTTTGATTTAGTTGGCTTCACTAATAAAACCGCTAAGCCTAAAGCCTGTGCTATTTCTGCTAACAAGATGCCTGTTGCATGGTTCATCCCAACGCGTCTAGCAATCTGCTCATTCACTTGTCTTGAGTGACCACCACCTACTCTGAAGTTAGCCTTCTTATTTTCCCAACCAGCCTCAATCACAATCTTCTTAATACTGTCCTGCTCATTTCTGAATAGCTCAACAGTTTCAGGAAAAGTCATATTTTTGAGTTGAAGATCATTCCCAAGAATGGCAACTCCCGACTTTTCCAAGTCAGGATCGATGCCAATGATGATTTGAGCCTCTTTGAATGTGGTCATTGGTCACCATACTCCTGATAAGCTCTTATCATTGCCTTGTAGCATTCACGACGCTTCTGATTTGTTCCTGAGTGAACATCCGAGCCTTTGACTGGATTCATTGCAACATGACCAGCGTTTAGCATTCTTTGAGTTGGCTCTTTTGGCACAATCACATAATTGCCACTGTTAAGTTTTTGAAGAGCTTCCATATCTTTTTGCATTTGGTCCGAAACCATATCTCTATCTTTTCTAAGTAGCCTCGCAAGCTCTTGTTCAAACTCAATTTGAGTCATTCCTTTCACTAATTCGCTATTAAGATTCATTCTTTTTCCCCCTTGAGCGCTTGCTCTAAAGCTTTAAAGGTTCGAATCATCGCCATTTGCAGAAACTCATGATTACCACGCATGTCTTCTTCTACATATTGCAATGCGTTTTGAGCTTGTTTTGTTGCTGCATCCACCCGCTTTTGCAGCTCATCACCATAATTACGTGAACTAGTAAGCTCTTCCTCAAAAGCCTTCACTCTTTGACGTTGTAGTGACAATTGGGTTTGCAGCTCCTCCACTTTCGCTTGCATTGACTGCTGACCAGCTTCATAGGCAATACGGCAGCAATTGGCATGAAGGAGAACCATATTGCCTTGTGTGCCTAACCATTCGTTAAATGTTATTGGTTTATCCATCTCAAACATCCTTTGATTTACACAGCGGGCTGATGTGGTTTTCTATGGGGGAGTCGTCGCCAATATCGTTGTCAATGCGATACCCAGCCTTTATTTCTTCTGGAGTAGCATGGCGAATTACACTCTTAGCAACCGATCCATATTTAAAGATTGGGTGCCAACCGACGAATACTCGTGGCTCTCCATCGATCGCAATTGATACTTCCATTAAGCCGTTGTAGTCATAGAATGATCCTTTAGGTACATTCATAGCGACGATGTCTTTTGCTTTAAACTCACTCATGGCTGGCTCCTTTTGAAACCAATCTAACGTCACCCTTTGCTACAAAGTTATAGTCAAATCCTCTTAAAACCTGCCCATCAACTTCAATTACGAACATCAGATCGCCGATACACTTTTGACTTTGTCGGCTGCATAACTGTTCTGTTTTTTGATAACTAACAATCTCAACCATATCTTTTGGTTGGATTTCATAGTGCTCATCGGCAATTTGATTTAGGAGTTCATTCAAAGGACCTGAAATTAATTTCTGTTGTTCCGTTTCTTCCCCACAGCATGCCGTAAAGAGCTCATCTTCACTTAACTTAGATAGCTCCATTTCAATTGAGCTCAGCAATTCGCTATCAAGTGTCTGCAACCAGTTAAGCAGTAACTCTACTTTTTCGTTTTCTGGCTCGAATTGGTTAATCATTCCATTGTCATACCAAATTTCTTTGGCTGCCTTAATGATGCTTGGATATTTACTCATCCCCGCCTCCATATATTGATTCGTGGTCGCGGATGGCTTGTTTCAAACGATCCGATTTATAGCCATCTGGAACATAAGCTTTTGCTGCTATTAAACTGCCAAACTTCTCTACAAGTTCGACCGACTCCACCAGACGCTTGAGGTCTTCCAATCTCATCAAACCAGGTAATTGCTTGCGAATGTTTTCATCAAGATTTTTGTTGTTCTCATTAACCCAATGACGACCATCATCTGAAACATGTGTCATTTTTGGATGCAAAGGATCGTTGATAAGCTCCTTAGCTCGTATCACCCCGTAATCACGAATAAACTGTTCTGGTTTCATACCGCCTCCTTGTAACGTTTAGTCATGGCTTTAGCTACATTTCCTTTGTGCAAACAATTAGCCACCGCCCAAGCATCAAGACATGTATCGCCTTTGAACTCTTCATCCATCATTGATAGCCATTCTTCCTTAGCACCTTTCCATCCTTTTGTTTTAAGTCCTTGCCCTTTGTTCACATAGCAATCTGAATAACCATTGATGAACTCTGATAGCTTCATTGGTGTATCGATACGGAAGCCACGCTCTACAATTCCTTCCTCGCCTGAATCCTTCTTGATCTTTGCGAAGAAAGTCACGCCATAAGTCTGATGATTCGGAATGGTTCCAAACTGCAAAGCAGTAAGTAACGAACCTTGATAAATCTTCATAAGCACTGGTAAAGGCAACTGTCCGCTTGTATCCCCTGTTTGCTTTTCGTATTGCTCTACGATTTCAACTGCATTGAATACATTCCAAGTGAGCTGGTAGTGCTGAGCTTTGTTTGGTTTACGCTTGCGCATGCATACGCTCCTTGTAACGACGGTTTGACTCATTCACACAGTGAAGGCATTTATTTGAAGAGACATAGCGCTTAGTAGATTTACATCTAGTGCAAGCCATCCCATCGTAGTGAAGTAGACCTGCCTGTTTAGCCTCAAAACGAGCTTTCAAGTGCGGGTTCTCTTTCTGAGCCTTAGCCTGTGCAACTGAGTTAGACATCATGCGTCTCATGACATCCTGAGCAGACTTCTTAGTCGCATTGTTGAATGCTTTGTTATGCGTACTCTCACCACGACCTAGGACAGTAATTTGATTACCTTGAGCAACCCATGCAGCAATCTCTGCGCTAAAGTCTTGCTTGATGTACATACTTGGAGTCATTGATTCGATCATGCTGCACCACCCAATAATTCATTAACTTTTTCTGTTGGATATAAACGGGTTCCCATTGGGTCTTTCTTCTCGTGACGTTTGAGGTAACCCGCATCAATTAGTTCTTTGATGTATCGCTGACCTGATCTACGGCTTAAATCTGGCAATGCATGTTTTTGAACTTCTCGTGTAGTTGCTACCGGAATAGTTCTTACAACTTGAATCACCTTTGCAAAGCGCTCGAAGATAGCGATATGGCTTTTAAATTCTTCTTCACACCAATCGACTGTTTGATTATCTAGAGGATGTTTCACGCTGCACCTCTCTCTTCCATTGACTGGTAATACTCAGGGCTTAAATCAGCGAATGTTGCGCGTGACAAGTCAGTAGCTAATCGAACTGTGCCAATTGAGCCATTACGAGCCTTACCAATGATGATTTCTGCTGTACCTGCTTCTTTAGAATCCTTGTTGTAGACTTCATCGCGGTAAATAAACATGATGATGTCTGCGTCTTGCTCTAAGTCGCCTGATTCTTTTAGATCTGCATTTACAGGACGTTTGTTTGGACGGTTCTCTAAGTTGCGGTTAAGCTGCGCTAATGCGATTACAGGACAATCAAAGTCACCTGCCATACGCTTAAGCTCATTTGAGATTTCACCGATATCTTTGTCAGAACGACCAAAGTTGTTTTTAGTGAGTGGTGTTACTTTCTGGATATAATCAACAAAGATTGCACCAATCTTCCCGTATTTGGCTTGAACTTTCTTAGCTGATCTGCGGATAGTTGCCACTGTTGAACGGTTATTGTCATCGATCATCAAAGGTGCTTTCTCAAGAATATGAGCAGCGTTATTCACCTTCACTGTATCGTCGCTATTTGGCTCAATATGGCCAGTTAATACTTTGCGTAGCTCAACACCACCAATACCGCTAATTAAGCGCTGTGCAATCTGATGGCCTCGCATTTCGATGGAAATAAACAGAACTGGCAAACTCTGGTTAATCATCATGTCTGCCGCGATGTTTTGAGCAAAAGTAGTTTTACCCATTGATGGGCGTGCACCGATGATGACTAGATCACCTTTACTGATTTCACCCAGTTTGTTGTCTAAAGCAGTAAAGCCAGTCTTGATACCGCCTTCATATGGCATTTGGTTATGGATTGCCATGTGACGATCAAGGAACTCTTTCACAGCTTGCTTAGAGAACTCATGAGCATGTTTAAGCTTGTCCTCACCTGCACCAAAATCTAAGTTTTGAACTAAAGACTGAGCCTTGCTTACAGCAGATTCAGCAGTATGCGTCACCAAGTCATTTGCAATTGAGTTGATCAGCTTACTAGTCTCTTGAAGCTTTCTGCGTGTAGATAAATCTTTAAGCTTCTTGATGTGAGTAACCAACAAACTTGCATTGCTTACACGGCTCATCAAGTTAACAATGAACTGCTCGTCAATCTGGTTGATCTCTAGAGGATTCGCCTTGATCAATTCAAATACAGTCACCTCATCAAATGACTCACCCTTGCTCAATTGGCTCTTAATGTGAGCGAAAATGATTTGATGCTGTGATGCAAAGAAATCTTGAGCATCGATCTGTGAGATAAACTCATCAGCAGCTTGATCAATCGTCATGAGCGTAGAAAGAATGCTTTGCTCAACCGGAATAGAAAATAATTCGATCATTGATCCATCCCCTTAAATTTCTTAGCAACGCCTTTGAACTGTGTTGCTGGTTGTTCAGGGATGATTTGTTGAGTTTGCTCTTGGTATTCAGATAGATTTACGTTTGCCAACCAAGAAGCATTGAACCCCTGCCATGAACGCTCAATACAAATTTTTAAAACTGTGTTCACAGTAAGTTCAGTTTTATTGAACTCACGTAAGAATCCGTTGAACGCGGTTTGTGTATTGGATGCTTTTTTGGTTTTACGAACTGCTAACCAATCTTTGATTAATTGCTCATCTGCACCTAGGTTTTTAAGTGCCACTGCGAAGCTGAACTTTTCCTGCTTTTCAGTATTAATATTTTCTTTTTTCTTTCTTTCTTTATATGTGTACGGTTTTTCCGTACATACTGTGTACGCTTCATTAGTACTAACTATGTACGGTTTTTCCGTACTAATAGACTCTGTACGGTTTTTCCGTACATGTACGGTTTTTTCGTACAAAGATAAAGTAAGAGAAAAAGTGTTAATGTGAGTGCTACGATCTACTGAAATGATCTTTAATTGTTCAAGTTCACGAATCGCATCTATAATAGTTTCACGACGTTTGATACCCGTAATTTCTTGGAATAAAGTTCCTGAAATTTGGAAACTATCGCGCTGATATCCGAGTGTGCAACGAATAACTACATCAAGGCATTTGTAAGCATTAGGGCTTACATGGCGCATGATTTCATCAATCACCGCATTAGGCTTCTTGGTGTAATTATCTTCCACTTGTGTCGCCTGCTTAATGTATTTGTCAAAATCGACGCCTATGTTCATCAAACACCCCACAAAACAAAATTACCGAGTTCAGCTTTAGCCTTAGCTACAGCAGACGCAGTTATGAGTGAAGGTTGACGTACATAAGCCTCAACCGCTTTTTGAAACAAACTTATCTTTTGATTTAGTTCTGTTTCTGCTAATATTGAATAGTTCATACAGCTTCTCCTGTGTGAATGACCGCCCTAGTTGTTCTCAGCAACTGGGGCTTTTTTGTGGTTGATTGAAATGCCGTTTAACGTGCACAAGCGGATAATTCCTGCACCTGTGCTGTATTTTGTTTCCTGAGTCTTCCCAGTTTTCAAATAGTGGATTGTTGGTTGAGTCGCCTCTACTGCATCAGCAATGCTCTCTTCCGTGTAACCACGCTCAATAAGTCGTTTAATTAGTTCGGCCCAGTTAGGTTTATCCATGACCAGATCCCAAGTTTCATAAGATTTCTTATAATATATAACTTGACTTATAAAAGATCAATAAATTATTTTATAAAGAATGTTGCTAGATTATAAGGGTGTTTATATTTCGATGGGCTTATTCATGGTTGGCTTAACAGTAGGAGATCGCGTCCGTCAGTGCAGGAAGTTAAAGCGGTGGTCTCAAGAAAAATTGGCGAAGGAAGCGCAATTAACACAAGCTACTATTTCACATGTTGAGAACAACATTAGTGATCAGTCAAAATACTTGCCACAAATAGCTAAAGCTTTAAACGTATCGAGTGAATACCTTCTAAGCGGCCAAGAATACATAGATAAACAAAAAGGAACATTCGATGACTTTGTAATCATTGGGGGTGACAAAGCTGGTGAAGTTCCTTCTAAGGAGGAATATGTATTGATCCCAAAGTTTGATGTAGCCGGGTCTTGTGGCTCTGGTTCTATCATTGACCACGTGGATGTTAAAGGCGGTTTGGTATTTAGCGAAGATTGGATACTATCTCAAAAACTTAATAAAGATAAATTAGTAGTTATTCATGCAATTGGGGACAGTATGTACCCTACTATTGAAGATGGACAGGTTTTATTGGTGGATACATCAGATACAACACCCAGAAACTCAAAGATTTACTTTATGTGTATAGATAATGAGTATTACATTAAGCGCTTAGTTAATATGCTTACTCACTGGGTAATCCGTTCTGACAATCCAGATAAAAATGACCATCCTGATATTGAGATTAGCCAAGAGACTATGAATAACCTCCAGATTGAAGGTCGTGTAGTTTGGAAAGGTGGTTTGCTATAACCCTTCTCATAAAATAAAGCACCTTCGGGTGCTTTTTTATTATCTAAATTATGCAATTATAAATTTATTTATATTTCTATAAGATTTCTTATTGACCATAATTATAATCTATCTTATATTTATCTCACCAATCAATAAAAAAGCCCCGACTGTTTGGCGACACGGGACTTTTACTCAATGAGTGAGATAAGTATGAATCAAAGAATTGAAAAGTACAAGTTTAGCCAGGCCTTTAGGGATGGCTCGAAAGCATTCGTAGCTTTCTGGGTTATCACCTTCATTGTATTTACCTTCTTACGTGGCTGTGCAGACGAGCAACACGTCAATGAACTCAAAGCAAAACAGAACATGTATGTGCGTGTGCAAGTTGAGGGGGTGAAGTGATGGAAGCTTTAACTATATCGATTAAACCACCTGTAACTGAATGGTGTAGAGAGTGTGATTATTCAGCAAGTAGATCATTTTATTCACATTTAGCTAAATGTCCTAAGTGTGGATCAGGCCAAATGACATCAATGACAAAGCTTGAGAAGGTTTTCTCAGTTTCGGTTTCTAAGGGGGCATTTGCAATCACATTTGGCGGTCAATTATGTGAAGAACAATATCAATATACGTTCTACAACTCTCCTCTTGGAAAAGTCGTTCGTATTATCGCCGATGAAGATTATGCAAGAGATTGCCCATTTGAAACTCTAGAAGATCTTTATTTAGCAAGTGATGTTAGGTACAGCGACCTTGAGGGCTTAAAAATGCTTTATGCATCAGTTTATGCAGATGAAGAGTGGCGACCTGAGCAAGAAAAAGCTATCGCAAATAATCGTCGTATAGAACTTGAAAAAGAATTGTATCGCTTGAATCAAGAATTCGGCTTTTTTAAGGAGCCCTCTCATGGATAACTACAAAATCAAAGTTAAAGATGAAGCTAGCGCAGATGAAGCAAGGGATCTATTTAAAAAGCTTGGTTACCATCCTGATAACTCTTCATATGAACCATATGTGGAATGGGTTGCAGTTTTTGAAGATGGTAGCGGAAGTTTCTACAGACACAATATGAATTTGAATGAGTGCGTAGAAATTACTATAGCTCAACTACGCGACCTTGTTGTGTTGAAGCGGAATGATGTGAAGGATGCGACTCATGAAGATCAATATGGTGATAAGTGGCTTTATTTGGATGAAAGACACTATGTCTATCTAAATGATCAGTGGGATTTACCTATTGGTGAGTTCTTAGAAAGATATGAACTAAAACCAATATTGCCAGTAAAAAACCAAGACCCAGCCTTGTTTAGCATTGACGATGTTTGGAAGGCCTTCTGGAAGAATCAAAAGGTTCAATATAGCTTTGATGATGACAATCACTGGCAAGATGATATTGAAAGTCTCAAGATTGAAGATATCAAAAGTGGCCATTATCAGTTCCGCCTCAAACCCCAAACCATCAAGGTTGAACTTGAGCTGCCGAAGCCTTTTGAGCCGAAGGAAGGTGATATTTACTGGTTCATTTCACCATTCTATAGCACTGGATATGACCACTGCACTTTTGCAAATGATTCATCAGATAAACTGCATGTCCAATATGGCGCATATCGCTCAGAAGACGACGTTAAAAAGGCAGTTGAGCAACTCAGAAAGATACGAGGTGCATCATGATCATAGCCATTTTAGATATTGTGCTGTTTAACCTCATATTGGCGGTTCACTGGGGGATTATCTAATGAATATGTTAGCCAATATCTCGTTTGATGCTGCTGTATTCACAAGCCTTGAAGTGATGAATGTAGGTGTTGAGGATGGCGTTGTTCAGTTTTCCTTGTCGGTTCAAAACGCTGAGCACATCTACATTGTTGCAAGTGTCAAAGGAATTGAGAAAAACGACACTTTCGAATATGGCGAAGGCTTGGACTATCAAGACTGGAAAGATGTGGATTACACCATGATGACAGTCAATTCAACTAGCCGTCCGCATGTCGATGACTTTGATTATGTGGATGCAATCGAAGGTATGCCCTTTGCCCTTACTTCTACTCAGATTCTTAAGTTGAATGAGTATTTAGAAGAACTGGCAAGAGGAGAAAAGATTACTGAATTAAAGAAGGATGCAGCTTAATGAACGCACAAGTCAATGAATTACAAGTATTAGAACAAAACGTAATTGTAGCGGCTTTCGCTAAACGTGGTGGTACAGATGAATTGTATGAACGTATTGCTCAAGAAGTTCGTTCTCATGTGCCAGACGTAAGCACGAAGAAAGGCCGTGATGCGATTGGTTCACTTGCTTTGAAAATCAGTAAATCAAAAACACTTATTGAAAAATGTGGAAAAGAATTAGTAGCTGAACAAAAAGCTCAAATCAAAGTGATTGATGATGATCGAATATCAGTTGTTAAGAAGTTTGATTTATTGCGTGATGAGATTTTGGCACCTCGTGATGCTTGGGAGCAGGCAGAGAAAGACCGTGTTGAAAAACATCAGGCAAATATACGAGCAATTAAGAGCCTTCACGATGAGCGTACACCTTATCAAGAATCTCTTGAAATTAAAAACCGTATCTTTGAGCTTGAAGGTTTTGAAGTAGATGCTTCATTCGAGGAATACGAGCAAGAAGCAAAACTTGCAAAGCTTGAGACTTTAGACAAGTTGCGCACTGCCCTTGTAGATCGTGAAAAGTTTGAGGCCGAATCTGCTGAACTTGAACGCCTACGCAAAGCAGAACAAGCTCGTTTACAACGCGAACATGAAGAACGCATTGCACATGAAGCTGCTGAAAAAGCCCGCCTTGAAGCTGAACGTAAAGCCAAAGAAGAAGCTGATCGTGTAGAGCGAGAAAAGCAAGAAGCTATTGCTAAAGCAGAACGTGAAAAACGTGAAGCTGCTGAACGTGAAGCTCGTTTAGTTGCTGAAAAAGAAGCTGCTGAATTGCGTGCGCAACATGCCGCAGAAGCAGAACGCAAACGTATTGAGGCTGAGCAAGCAGCAAAGCTAGAGGCTGAACGCAAGGCTGAAGAAGCTCGCCAAGCTAACCAAGCACACCGTAAAAAAATCTGTAATGAGGCACTTAAAGGCTTATTGGCTTTGGGTATTGATGAAGCAAAAGGAAAAGAGATTTTGCAAGCCATCAATAAGGGCTTAGTACCACATGTATCTATTAAGTTTTGAGGATTAGAAGATGAATGCACCTGTAAACGGAACACTTATTACTACCCAGATTGCAAACGTTGCAGAAACTCTTGGCTTGGTAAATGTTAATCCTCAAGAGTTAAAGGAAACACTGATTCAAACAGCCTTCCGTACTGAAACGCCTGCGACTGATGCACAAATGGCTTCTCTTCTGATTGTTGCTGGTCAATACAAGCTTAACCCATGGACTAAAGAAATCTATGCTTTTCCAGATAAAAACAAAGGGATTATTCCGGTTGTTGGTGTGGATGGCTGGTCTCGAATCATTAATGGAAACTCTAATTTCAACGGCATGGAATTTAAGTTTTCAGAAAATATGGTTCAAATGGAAGGCGCGAAAGTAGCTGCGCCTGAATGGGTTGAATGCATTATCTACCGTAAAGATCGTGACCACCCTACTGTTGTTCGCGAGTATTTGGCTGAGTGTTATCGCGCACCATTCAAGTCTAAAACTGGATATGTTGTTGAAGGGCCATGGCAGAGTCACCCTTCTCGCTTCTTGCGTCATAAAGCAACTATTCAATGTGCACGTTTAGCTTTTGGATTTGTTGGTATTCACGATCAAGATGAAGCAGAACGTATCGCTGAAAGTGGGCAGCCTATTAAGGATGTGACTAGTGAAGTGCCAGAAGGCTACCAAGCCTTTGAAGATGAGCATTTACCTACACTCAAATCAGAAGCTCAATACGGTACTGAACGTCTGCAAGCTGCTTATGTAGCTATTCCAAAGGGAAATCTTAAAAAGAACCTTTGGGAAGTTCACTCAATTAGCTTAAAAGAAATTGCTCAGTTTGCAGATCAGGCTTTACAGCGTCAAGGGGAAACTTATGAACATTCTCCAGCGTAGTGAAGATTGGCATTCAGAGCGCTGTGGCAAAGTTACAGCAAGCCGAGTTAAGGATTTAAATGCAAAGCCAAATAAGGGCAAAGCTTTAAATGCATTGGGTTTAACAATTCTAGCTGAGCGCCTAACTGGCGTTCAGAAGGAAATATTCACAAATCAAGCTATGCAATGGGGCATTGATAACGAGCCTCATGCAATTGCAGCTTATGAAAATGAGACGGGTAACTTTGTAGTTGGTACGGGTTTAATTGACCATCCTTTCATTGAAATGTTCGGGGTTTCACCGGATGGACTTGTTAATGAAGATGGTCAAATCGAAGTTAAGTGTCCAGACACTACAACGCATTTGAATACCCTTCTAACTAAACAAGTTCCAGATGAGTACATTCCGCAAATCACTAGTCAATTGGCTTGTACTCGTCGTGAATGGTGTGACTTTGTGAGCTATGACCCACGTCTACCAGAAGAGTTACAGATAATTATTATTCGTGTCTATGCCAAAGACCTAGACATTAAAGGCTTAGAAGAAAATGTACGCCAATTCAATAAACAGATTGATGAGGCAATCGAAGAATTAAAGGTGGCAGCATGACAGATCAAGAATACAGAGAATACAGAGGGAATATGAACTACCCTTTTCAAGATCACATTGTCTTGAATGTTGAAGAAAACGTAGTGCCCTTCCCAAAAACAAATCTGTATAAGTGCCAACATGCTCAAGTTGAAATTGACACTAAAGCTTTGGAACTTTCATGCATGAAGTGCGGAGCAAAAGTAAATCCTGTGATGTGGATCAAAGACACTATGAAGTATTGGTCCCGACAGCAAGCAAGGATTACAGAGCAGAAAAAGCAGATTAGTGAAGACCTTGATGAGCTTAAGAAGAGAGCAAGAACCAAGTGTCAGCACTGCAACAAGATGACTGCTATTAACTTAAAGAATTTAAAATTTACAGTAATTGGGTGATGACATGACAGATTTGAATAAGTTAAGAAGTGAGTTTGAGGCTACACCAGAAATCAAAGCAATTCTTGATGTAATGACAGTAAAGTTCGTTGCAGGGTTTTATGTTTCAGTAGGCTTCGGCATTGAGATTTATACACCATACAATGCTTTATTAAATTTTGCTTGGGATTTGTGGCAAGAAAAAGCCAAAGCTCAGGCGGTGCCAGAGGGTTATGTTTTGGTTAAAAGAGACGCAACTAAAGCAATGATAGAAGCCGGTGATGATCTTGTTGATCACAATGGTTATGGAACATGTGTTGACATGATTTGGGATGCAATGGTTGAAGCAAGCGAATCGGGAGCTGAGGGATGAGTGAATTTAATTCTATTGAAGTTGAGTTGAAGCTCTCTATTGGCTTCGCTGTAGGCAAGCGTCAAGAGAAGGTTTTATTGAGTGATTACATTTCAGAAGATGAATGGAAAGCACTAGGCTTCTTTGAAAAGCAGAAATTTGTAGAAGAAGAAATCTTAGAAGAATGGGCAAATGAATACATAAACAAAAGTGCTGAGGTGTTGGAGTGAACGAGTTAGAAATACTTGAATCAGCACCCAAAGGTGCTACCCATTATTTTCTAGTGCCTAATGGATCTGGTGAGCCTTATTTTGTTCTTGAAAAAGAAAAGAAGTTTTACTGGTTTCATGGTCAGGATGAAATAACTAAGCCACACATTTTAAGTTGTATTAAGTCAATTGAATCACTGAAAGAAGTTAAAGCGGAAAGTAAGGAGGGGTGAATGTCAGAGCAAAATCGTTTGCTTGACTTGAAGGCGGTTGAATTAAAAACCAGCCTTCCAAAGTCAACTATCTATGACTGGATTCGATCCGGTTATTTCCCTCCTTCAATCCTATTTGGAGAGGGCAAAAGAAAAATTGCAAGATGGCTTGAATCTGATATAGACTCATGGATTGAAAAGCACAGAATGGCATCCTAAGAAGGATGCCTTATTTGTTTGTGGGTTTAGATTTTTACGGTACGAGTTACGGTATCAAAAATAATTAAAAATAAAATAATTTTATAAAACATAACTTTAACTATTAAATTCGAGTCCCGCAGGGCGCACACTTTTAGTGAATTAATCCTTCACTTCAGCCAGCAATGTTTCAGCTGCAAGTTTGCCTAAATTATTAGAAGCAAGCGGACTATCGCCCGTTAACAATTTACGGTCTCGATGACATTGACCAGTAATGCCAGTGTTCAAAATCTTCACACCGAGTTTTTCAAGGTTTTCACCGACTAACCACGGTAAAGCTCCAGGCATGTAACCAATATCAATATTCGCTCCCTTATCTAACGAGTCAGGGAATACACAAATTTGATAATCTTTAAAAATATAATTCTCAGGCTGTTCATCTACTGCGGCAGCCAGTAACGAAGCTGGACCATGACATAACGTAATAATAAATTTGTCTTGTTCAACTGCCCATTTAAGAACTGTCTTCACTGCAAGGCTATGCGGAATCTTCGCTAACACCCCATGCCCACCAGGAATAAATACAGCCGCATATGGAGAGTTTTCACCGACTACATTTTCTAAAATATCGGCAAGTTTTAACGGATTTTTTAATTTATCTGCATATTTCTGGAAAGTATCTAATACTACTTGTTCTTGCTTTGGCATTGCCCACATTTCAAGTTTGGCTGGATTACCTGAAAGTGTCGCAACATCAATTTCAAATCCGGCATTATCTAAATGGAACATTGGCAAAAGCATTTCTACTGGATGGTTTCCGGTAGAAAAGAACTTACCGTTTTGCATCTGGATATAGCGTTCATCAGTTGCAATCATTAAAACCTTTTTATTGCCCGCATACGGCGTTGGATAGGTTGTGCCATCGTAATCTGTTTTAGGAGAAGTATACTGACTCAGTGAATATGGTGATGGGAAGAACGCATTATCTTCTGCCAAATCTGGAGTTGGATTTTTATCATTTGATGCTGGGGTATTCAT